CTCGCTGTGCCGGGTGCCGCTCGAGAGCCTGCTGCGGGCGCCGCGGCCGACGCCGGCCAAGGCCGCGCGGCGTTCCCAAACGGTGACCAGTCGCCCGCGCCAAATGACGGGCAATTCCGGCAATCATCCGAGTTTACATAACACGAATCCACGCGCGGCGGGCGCCTCCCGGCAAGCGACGATTGAGTCTTCCCAATCTGAGAAGACTAGCAAAACTGGTAGTTTTACTAGGAGTAAACATTGAGCAATATGCTCAAGGTCTGATAATGGATGTTCGGATAAGTGTGAAGTATGTCTGTTTACGGGCCGTGAACACGGCCGGTTTTTCGGCGGGAATAAGACACTAACACCACAAAGTAGGGCTGTCAAGAGTGGAGTGCGGCGGAGGATTTCCCTATGGAAAATACCCTAGCCCAGGTGGTCGATGGCACGACGGTGGAGCGCGTGCTCCTCGATGGCGATCTCGGCCAGTTATCCGCGGCGCAACGCGTGACTTATTACGGCAAAGTCTGCGACACGCTCGGCCTCAATCCGCTCACGCGGCCCTTCGAATATCTCGTCCTCAACAACAAGCTGACGCTCTACGCGCGGCGCGAAGCGACTGAACAACTCCGCAAACTGCATCACGTCTCGCTCACCATCGCCGCCCGCGAGCTCGTCGAGGACACCTACCTCGTCACCGCGCGGGCGGTCCTGCCCGACGGCCGGGTCGACGAAAGCATCGGGGCGAAGTCGATCGCGAACCTGAAAGGGGAGGCGCGCGCTAACGCGATGATGACCGCCGAAACCAAAGCCAAGCGGCGTGTGACGCTGTCGATCTGCGGCCTGGGGATGCTCGACGAGAGCGAGGTCGCCGACATCCCCGCCTCGGCCATGCACATCCCGCCGCCGGCGCCGATCCCGCATCCCCGGCCGGCGCCCGACCCGGATCCCGATCCGCCGATCCCGCCGCCGCCCGCCGCGGGCCCGTGGGTCCATGTCCTGGAGGTGCGCGAGGCGCCGACCCGTAACCCGAAGGTGACCATGTACCGCGTCACCCTCAGTAGCGGCGAGGAAGTGACGACCATCAAGACCGGGCTGGCGTCCCGGGCGAAGCGCGCGCGCGAGGCGCAGATCCCGGTGCGCGCGACGATCGAGAAGAGCAAGTTTGGGATGGAGCTCGTCGCACTCATGACCAACGAGCCACCGACGGTGGACGAGATTCCGTTTTGACGCAGTGGGTCGTGTTGCTCCTGGCGCTCTGGTCCGCGCGGCACCACGAAGAGCCGACCCGCCTCGAGTGCTGGCGCCGGCTGGTCGCCGCCGATGAACCCGTCATTCGACCGATTGCCCGGGGGCGCTGATGAAGCCAGAAGACGCCGAGGAATACACGCAAGCCCTCGGGCAAGTGGTCGCTGGTGGTTGGCGACAGGTTGCGCTCGGGAAACGCCTCGGCGTGCCGCAGGCGCTCAACCTGTCGGTCGAGGACTGGGTGCAGCAACGTCTTGGCGGCTACATCAAGCTTGCGATTCCCGAACGTCGGGAAGCAGTAATTGAATTAGTTGCTGAGGGTCTTCCTAACACCGAGATTGCCTCAGTGCTTGGGGTGACCGAGAAGACCATTCGCCGCGACCGCGATCTGGATTCGGCAAATGCCGAACCGGAGCCCGAATCTCCCAGCGTGGAAGACGAGGATTCGGCAAATGCCGAACCCCCGACCGCGGAGCAATGGGCCTACCTGGAGGAAGTCCAGCAACGCGCGCGCGAACTCAAAGAACGACAAGCGGAGCATCCTGACGAATTCGCAACCGACGACATCTTCGAGGTCTTGGACTATGCCGTGGAAGTCGTCGATACCTGGATTGACAAAGTGGGCCTGGCCGCGAAGCCGGGCACCAAGAGCCCGACCGAATGGCAAGGGTTAATCGATCGTCTGCAAGTGGTGACGGATTACGTCAGGAGGCTCCATGAAAACGACCAGACATATGAGGGACAGCAAGTTGATTCTCGCGGGGCAAATCAAGGAACGGCGATTAGCCGGTGACATCCGTCCGCTGGAGGACCTCGTGCGTGAAGGCTTGCGCGATATCTCCGCGGCAGCTGCGAAAGAGAGCGTCGTACAAGAGGTCATGGACCTGTATCGACGGCTCGCGCGCCGGGCGGCCAACGGCACACCCGACAACGAAGTGGAACTGCAATTACCGTTGTTCGAGGACATCATCCCCACGTTCCGCACCTCGCCCTTGATCCGCGTGCGACGGGAGGGCGTGGAGGATTTTCTCAAGCCGGATGTCGTCCCGGTCGACCAGATCAACAAACACGACGCGTGGGACGTCTTCCAAGCGAAACGGATCCAGGTCTATCGAGAGGCGCGCATGGCGCATAACAAGGCCGCCACGCAGGACGTCCGCGATCTCGGGTTCGATACGGCGACGCTGAGCCTGCATGAGATCCGACAACTCGGGGACCGCCGAAAGTGTGCGTTGTGCGGGGTGGGACCGATTGCCGGCGATCGCTGGGTGGTCGACCACGAAACCCCAGTCAAGATCGGCGAAGGAGCCGGGCGCAAAGCGTGGGTCCATGAATCGTGCAACGGGTCGAAGGGCGCCACGCCAGTCACCCATCTTGACAGCACGCTCTAAGGCGCTCCATGAAACTGCGCGGCATGACGTGGTGGATCGATCGCTGGCGGCAGAGCACCGCCTTCATCGACCTGACGCTCGAGGAGCAGGGCGCCTATCGGAACTTGTGCGAGGAGGCGTGGCTGCGCGGCGGCGCGATTCCGAACGATCCGCGGGTGCTCGCGCGCGCGTCGGGCGATGCGGTGCGGTGGCCCAAATTGAAGGCCAAAGTGATGCGTCGTTTCCATATGAACGATGGTGAATGGCACAACGAAACGGTGGACGAACTGATGGCGAAGGCCCATCAAAACACTGAGCGACAGCGCAATTACCGCGAAAAAGTAACGCCGCTGTCACGTGTTGGTCACGGGGGAAACAGGAACAGGAACAGGAACAGAGAACAGTAGGAACTTGTACCGTTTCTTTAATTCGTAAGAATTAGTACCTCGCTGCGCGAAATCGCTGAGACATGAAATGCCCGATTACGAATCGAATGCACGCCTGATCGTCCGGGTCATTCGTGACGTCCTCCGCACCGAAGCGTTCGCCTCGATCGCCGATCTGAAAGTCGCCGTGAAGCACAAATTGCGCGACCTCAAAATTCCCTATGAGCCGGCCGACCTCGACGCCGCGTTCACCATCGTCGCGAGCAATCGCCCGCTCGTGGAGGACTGACAAATGCCGTATGCGTATGTGATCTATCCGACGCCTGTCGATGCGACCGTGACCCTCACGCCGGATAGCGGCGGCACCTACACGGGTGTCCCGTACACGCACCCGACCGGCCGCCAGGGCCAGGTCTGCTACATCAGCGACGGCACGCCGGATCAGCAGGGCACGACGCTCAACGTCTCGGCCCCGAACTACCTGCCCGAACGGCTGCGCGGGTTTCTGGTCCTCGATGCGGCCGACGACGAGGCGCGGCTGCAAGTCGATGACGTCGTCCTCGAACTCGCCGGCACCGCGCCGACCACCCCGCCGCCGGTGACGGGGCCGCCGAACCCGGCCGACATTTGCTTGCGCGTCTACAACGAGACGCATCCGCAACTCTGGACGAAAGAGGGCTGTGGCCTGTACGTCGAGGATTGTGCGACCGCCTTGCACGTCGAGATGTCGCCGTATTGGGGGCATGTCGCCAAAACGGAAGGCCAGAATCAGTACAACGGCCACGCCGTCGATGCGATTCACCTCGCGTTGAACGTCCCCGGCTGCAACGCCGGGATCTACGACATCATCTACTCGAGCGTCTCGGCCGAAGCGAAACCCGTGTTCAATCTCGCCGGCCCGCCGGAGTACGAGCTCTGGTACTACCCGGCCGCGGATGCCACCAAGTCGGCGCCGGCGCCCGTGTTCTTCGTGCGCGTCCGCTAATGCCGGCGGCGCTGCTGGTCGGGAGCGTCCTGGTCGTGGTGCTGGTCGCTCTGGTCGCGATGGTCGTGGAGATCCGACGCCTCGGCGATCTGTTGGAGGCCGTCAACCATGCGATCGAACGCGTGGCCGTGATCCTGAAAACGAGGAAACCATGACACTCCTCGAATACGCGCTGAAGTTGGTCGATGACAAACTGGCCGATCTGAAAACCGTCGAGGATCGACTGATTACGTTAAACGCCGTCATGACGACGCCCGATCTCCAGGCCGACATCCGCCGGCTGACGATCGAATACGCCGACATGCGCTATCGCCTGCTGCAGCAGAAGGCGTCGCTGCTCGAGGACGCGGCGGTCTGGCACGACACCCCGAGTGCGGTGCACTGATGGAGCCGCAGGACCTCGACCCGGGTGTCCGACGCGAACCCTCGCGCGAGGAGATCCTCCTGGCCATGTCGACGTACGGCGGGAGTTTCGTGCGCCAACTCGTCGTGCTCTACCGGCTGGGTGATGCGGATAATCAGCGCATTCTCTGGTCGGCGTTTACCAAGTACTTCCAGGAATACACCGAACTCGCGAGGCGACGCTGATGGTGACACAGGCGAAAATCATCAGTCTGCACTGGGAAGAGAAAAAGGAAGCGGTTCAGGAAGCCACGCTGGAAGTGGAGTTTTCGAATGGCGACCGGCAGTTATTTGTCATTCCCATCTTGCGAATGACGGATGTGCTGACGGGTGAAATGAAAAAGCGGTAGCGATGCAGTACTGCGCGCAACCCGGTTGTAGTGCGCTCGTGCCCCGTGGGGCCTGTGCCCGCCACGCCGTGCGCCCCAACGTGGACGTGCGCCGCTGGTACCGCATCGCGCGCTGGTTCCGCCTGCGGCAGCAGGTCCTGCTCGAGCAGGCGTATGCGTGTGCCTCGTGTGGACAGGTGACCCTCACCCTCGAGGTCGACCACATCCGCAAGCATGAGGGAGATCCCGGGTTGTTCTGGAACCGTGAGAACCTGCAGGCCTTGTGTGCCCCATGCCATCTTGCGAAAACGAAACGCGGTGCGTAATGACGTGTCATGACGTGTGTGGACGAGGGGTGCGGTGATGGCTGAATGTACGTGTGTAATCCAGAACAGGGAAGAACACGAATCAGAGCGTGATTGGTTGAAACGTATCATGTGTCTGCATCACTGGATGCAGACGGATTACTACCGTATCAGCACACTGGCTGGACCCCACGCCAAGACCAAGGTCGGTGCATAGCTATGCGTGCGATCTGCATAGATCCATCGAGACCCGTCGAGTCCGAATCCGGCCGAATCTGCATTAATTCAATGCAAGTTCGACGGGGGGTAGGCGAAAAGTTTTTTCGTTTTTCGTCCGCAAACCCTAGCGGCCCCAACTACTTGTTTGCCCAATCCTAACCCATGCCTGACGTGGTAGAGACCCCCAGGAAACGGGATCGGCGAGGCGGATGGAACCGCAACCAACCCACGCGCCACGATGGCCCGACGGGGCCGCCAGCGCCCGCCAGAGAGCCGATCGGGTTCATCAACAGCCTCACACATACCAAGGGCGCCGCGGCCGGCCAGACGTTTCAGTTACGGCCGTGGCAGAAACGCATCCTCAAGCAACTCTTCCGCAAGCGCCGGGATGGCCGACGGCAGTACCGCACGGCGTTGTTGATGCTCCCGAGGAAAAACGGCAAGTCCGAACTGGCGGCGGCGATTGCGCTGTACGGGCTCCTGGCGGATGGGGAGGCCGGCGCCGAGATCTACTCGGCCGCGGCGGATAAAGACCAGGCGGGGCTGGTGTTCGGGGTCGCGGCGCAGATGGTGCGGAACGATCCGGTCTTGGACGCCGAGTGCTACATCGTCGACAGCCAGAAACGGATCGTGCACAAGCCGAGCGGCAGTTCCTACAAGGCGATCAGCGCCGAGGCGTACAGCAAGCACGGGTTTAACGCGCACATGGTCGTGTACGACGAACTGCACGCGGCGCCGAACCGCGACCTGTACGACGTGCTGTCGACCTCGATGGGCGCGCGCACGCAGCCCTTGTTCCTGGTGATCTCGACCGCGGGGTACGACAAACACTCGATCCTCTGGGAACTCTACGCGCACGCGAAAAAAGTGCAGGAGAACCCGAAACTGGATCCGACGTTCCTGCCGATTTTGTACGAGGCGCCGATCGAGGCGGACTGGACGAGTCGCCGCGTGTGGCAGAAGGCCAACCCGGCGCTCGGGGATTTTCGCAGTCGCGAGGAGATGGAGATCGCCTTCGCGAGGGCGAAAGAAATCCCCGCGCAGGAAAACAATTTTAGGCGTTTATACCTCAACCAGTGGACCGAGCAGGCGAGTCGGTGGCTGTCGCTGTCGGCCTGGGACGCGTGCAAGGTCCCGATCGACCTCCGCGCGGCGTGGCGCGCGCGGCCGTGTTACGTCGGGATGGATCTGAGCGCGACCGAAGATCTCACCGCGCTCGTGGCGGTGTTCCCCGACGGCGACGGTGGGTTCGACGTC